TGACCGCACCATACTGCGTCATGTTGGTATCAATTTGCCCGTGAATAAGGTTCACGATACTATGGTGCAAGCGCTGTCGCATAGCCTCCCCGGCAGCTTGGATAAACTTTGCCAAGTGCTGAATGTCCCCACCGATCTGGCCAAGGACAAAGACGGTAAGCGGCTTATCCATCTGTTCTGCAAACCGCAAGCGGCTAATCGGAAGATCAGGATTGCTACGCGCCTGACGCACCCGGCGGATTGGGAGCTGTTCAAGAATTATGCGCGGCTTGATATTGAGGCCATGCGCGAGGTTTATAAGCGCCTGCCTAAGTGGAATTATGCGGGGCCGCAGTCTAACAGCCGACGCGATGAACTTGAGCTGTGGCACCTAGATCAGAAGATCAATGACCGGGGCGTAGCTGTTGATACCGAGCTGGCATCCGCTGCGCTGAGAGCCGTGGAGCGTTTGCAAAAACGCTTGGCTAGCGAAGCTAAAGAACTCACAGATGGGCACGTAGAAGCCACGACGCAGCGCGATAAGGTCATTGCTTATCTAGCCGATCATCTCGGATATGAAGTCGAAGATCTAAAAGGGGCTAGCATAGAGCGCATTCTTGAAGAGACGCAGTTACAGCCTGAAGTGCGCGAACTGCTGGCAAATCGGCTGCAAGCCTCTGCGACGAGTCCCGCTAAGTATAAAGTGTTACTACGGGCCGTGTCTAAAGACGCTAGGCTGCGCGGGTTGCTACAGTTTTGTGGCGCATCTAGGACGGGTCGATTTGGAGGTCGCGTATTCCAGCCGCAAAATCTACCGCGCCCAGTAATCAAAGGCGCTGCGGTAGAAGAGGGTATCGAAGCGCTCAAGGCTAATACCGTTGACCTATTGTTTGATAACGTCATGGATATTATCACCTCGGCCATTCGCGGGTGTATTGTCGCCGAAAAGGGTAAGAAACTTGTTATTGCCGACCTATCGAATATCGAAGGGCGTATGCTGGCTTGGCTTGCAGGCGAACATTGGAAGCTAGATGCTTTTCGCGCTTACGATAACGGCACAGGCCACGACCTGTATAAGATAACTGCCGCAAGTATTCTTAACAAGAAACCCGAAGACATAACTAAAGACGAAAGACAAGTTAGCGGTAAAGTGCCAGAATTGGCTTGCGGATTCCAAGGAGCACTCGGTGCTTTTAAAACAATGGGCGCATTGTACGGGCTAGAATTACCGGACGTTACTGTTATCGCGATTGTTAAAGCTTGGCGCAAAGCCCATCCCAACATTACTAAACTGTGGTATGGCCTTGAAGAGGCTTGCCGAGATGCGGTTAGCTCACCAGGTGTAGTTAAACGCGTCGGTAAGCTAGCTGTACAGCGCGACGGCGCATGGCTGCGTATTAGGCTGCCCAGCGGTCGGTATCTTTGCTATCCGGGCATTGAGTGCGACGAAGCGGGTAAGCTATCCTATATGGGTGTAAATGCCTATACTAAGAAGTGGGAGCGCCTTAAGACCTACGGCGGCAAGCTTACTGAGAATGTCACGCAAGCGGCTAGTCGCGACGTGCTATGCTACGGTATGCGATTGGCCGAAGAGGCTGGGTACGGTGTTGTGCTGCACGTGCACGATGAACTGATCTGCGAAGTGCCAGACAGCTCAGAGTTCAACGCCAAAAGCCTTGAGGTTATTATGGCTACCAATCCGCCTTGGGCTGATGGCTTGCCGCTAGCAGCTCAAGGCTTTGAAACTTACCGTTACCGAAAGGAAGATTGATGGCTGGTGAGAGTATCGTAGAAACCTATTTGGTTAATCGTGTCGAAGAGACGGGCGGCGAAAGCCGTAAACTAAAATGGCTTTGCCGCAGACACGCTCCAGATCGCTGGGTAATGTGGCAGTTTCCGCGTTGTGCGTTTATTGAAGTCAAGGCCCTTGGAGAGAAACCTACGCCAGGCCAAATGCGCGAGCACGAACGGCTAAGGGCGAGGGGCTATAAGGTTTACGTAGTCGATACCAAGGAAAAGGTGGACGCGGTTATTACTAAGATTTTATCTGAAAGGGTTACGTAATGGGCGCGTATCGTGAAACATTGGACGCGGGCGCGAGCGGGTATCTTAAAGCAACGCATTCAAAAGATATTCTTGGAAGTCGTTGAGGAGACATGACGTGCCCGAAGGACGTGAAAAGACAACTCTAACCCCGTGCGTAGCGCCTGGATCGAAACCCCGAGATTGGATGACTCGCCGGTACGGTGAGTGCGCGTTTCCTATCGAAACGCCAGAAGGGTTGCTGTCCTGTTGTTTGCCGACCCTAGACGGCAGTTCGTACTGCTCGGTACATCACCGTGTCGTGTATATCGGCAAGCCTCCCCCACGCACAAAGCCTAAGGTCTTCTATTGAGACATTTTACGCCCCACCCTTATCAGCACGACATAATAGACTTCATACAAAGCAATAAGCGTTGCGGTGTGTGGGCTTCTATGGGCACGGGCAAAACCGTATCGACACTCACAGCTTTAGACCATTTGTCCATGGTCGAAGACGTGTTCCCTGCGCTAATACTTGCGCCGCTGCGCGTAGCGCGATCTACTTGGCCTGACGAAATAGGCAAGTGGACACACACGAAGCACTTTAAGATTAGCGTCATCACAGGGAACGCTAAGGAGCGTCAAGCAGCACTTGACGCCAAGGCAGATATTTACACTATGAACTATGACAATTTAGTTTGGCTGACCGAAACTTGCGGCGAAAACTGGCCATTTAAAACGGTTGTAGCTGACGAGTTTACGCGCTTAAAATCATTTAGGATCACACAAGGATCAAAGAGGGCTAAAGCCCTAGGCCGAGTTGCACACGTTAAGGTGGACAGGTTTATAGGGCTTACAGGGACGCCATCACCCAACGGTCTAGTGGATCTGTGGGGGCAAACTTGGTTTCTCGATAAAGGGGAGAGATTAGGTAGAAGCTTTTCTGCTTTTGAAAGCAGATGGTTTGCCAAAGGGTACGACGGGTACAGCCTAAAGCCTCTTAGCCATTCGCAGAGCGAGATTGAAGGACGGCTTAAGGATATATGCCTGACTGTAAGTGGACTGCCGGTAGGCGAGCCTATCCACAACACCCTCTATATAGACCTGCCGCCCGCCGCGCGGAAAATATACCGCCAGATGGAAAAAGACATGTTTGCGCTTATTGAGGGCGAAGGGGTGGAAGCGCTCAACGCAGCGGCTAAAACCATGAAATGTTTGCAACTTGCCAATGGCGCTGCGTATTTCAGCGACGACAACAAGGAATGGAAAGAAGTTCATGACGAAAAGCTTAAGGCGCTCGACAGTATTATCGAGGAGGCCAACGGCGCACCGGTACTAGTCGCTTATAATTTTAAGAGCGACCTAGCCAGGTTGCTCAAAGCGTTTCCCAAGGCCAAGCACTTAGACGCCGATCCTAAAACGATAAGCGATTGGAATGCGGGCAAGATACCTATTTTGCTAGCCCATCCCGCTTCGGCTGGACACGGCCTCAACCTAGCCGAAGGCGGCAACATCCTTGCGTTCTTCTCAGTAAGCTGGAACCTAGAAGAGCACATGCAAATCATAGAGCGAATAGGCCCTATGCGCCAAGCGCAAGCAGGTTTAGATCGTCCCGTATACGTTCACTATATTCTTGCCAAGGATACGGTGGACGATATGGTACGCCAGCGGCTTCAAACTAAAAAGACCGTACAAGAGATTTTGCTAGAAGCACTGAAAAGGAGCAAATGAGGATGTCGAGATATAAAGAAAACATGCGTGCACAAAGCAGAATGACAAACAAGGTTGCAAAACTTAATATACGTATACCCGCTTCTAATTTGTGGGAGGTAATATTTGACGACGACGTGAGCGTCGGGTTCTTCCTGACTGAAGACGAATTAGACCAAGGCTTTATCATACTGCCTAATTCTGAAAATCACAAAAACACGATGGAAAACGCATCAAATCATCAGTTTAATGTGATGAGGGGGTATACTTCTGCCTCTGATCTTCTTGCTAAGGCCGCATCGCTTATGGCCGAGCGCGGCAAGCAGTACGACAGTTCCGAAGGCGAGCGGTCTATGGCCAAGACGGTGGAAGCGTTTAACGCAATCACGGGTCAGCGCCTGACGGAGACTGAAGGATGGCTGTTCATGCAAATCCTAAAGGACGTCCGGTTGTTTAGTAAGCGTGAATATCACGCGGACAGCGCCGAAGATGGAGTGGCCTATTCGGCTTTAAAGGCAGAAGCCTATAGCAAACAGAAGGCAGAATGATAAGACAAAAACCAAACGGTAATGAATATCTGAATTTCGGGCAGGCGCTAGAATTGCTGAAACAGGGTATGTTTATTTATCACGTTCCAGGATCGGAATTTATTTTCAATATACCCGTTCACGGCGTTGGGGCGCCGTAAACAGACTTCACCAAGGTGTGCTCACTATCAACGCCGTCAGTCCTGGCCGGGACTGGCGGCTTTTTAGTTAGTATTCTTCAGGCTCGTAATTCTCATCTAAGCGATTGACAGCTTCTGCGTCGCGCGGGGCCGCAAGCCCCCGTGCTGCTGCGGTAGAGAACCTGGGTAAAGGACCTACGGACCTTACCCGAGTCATATCTTCCAATGCTGCAAGATCAGGCGCACCTTGGCTGCGCATAAGGTCCATGAGGCTTGCGCTTTCTGCCGGGGTTAATGCAATTTTGTTATGCAATTTTTCTAACAGCTTATCAGCCAGCAGCCATCTAACATTTACCAAATCGCGCGGGGACGTTACGAACGTCTCATTTTGCGATGATCTTCCGCCCACGGATTGCGCAAGCTCCTGCGCGCCTTGCGTTTGCGCCTCTATACCCTGCAAAGTTCGCTGCAATGCGGCTCCCGCGTTGCCGTACAGCGCGCCAAAATTTGTTTTATCCCGTTCGCGCTGCATTTGCTCAAGCAGACCAGTGCTCCCCGGCGCAGGCTCTTCTAGCGCATTTAAGAGTTGCTGCTTACCGCTGGCTTGAACTATCAAACGTAAGTTTGAAGGAAGGTTAGCGATTTTTCCCGTAAATTCTTCAGAAGGCATACTTCTTAGCCTCTCGCCTAAAGTTACGGCGTCCTCTATGCGCGCACGCCGCGCGGCGGTGTCAGCTAAAAGTTTTGCATTGTCACTTTCAACTTGCGCCGCTTGAATGCGAGCCCTTT